TTTTTTATGACCAGAGCTTTTTTTGTTTTTTTTCTTTTCTGCTGCTCTTTCTAATGCTTCCTTGAGCTTGATGACCTTGTCGTTTTCTGCAGGCTTATTTCCCAGGGATGGGATCAAATTGATTTGATCCCTTAGTTGGTCAATGGATGTGTGCTGATAAATTCTGGTGGTTGTATCTGTTCGGGAATGCCCGGCGATCCTGGAAACGGATTTAAGATCTCCGCCGGCGGACAGCATCATTGTGACGGCTGCATGCCGGAAATCATACATTCTGATTCGGCGGGTGATGCCGGCGCGGCGTTTGGCGTTGCCGTATGCTTTTTTTATGGAGCTGATCGGTTTCCCGTTGAACGTGATGATTTCCGGTGCCCGCTTCTCATGGTCCTCTTTTTTCCAGCTGACTAAATCCGTTTCGAGGTCTGGGTGAAGAGGGACGTTCCGGAAAGGCAGGCCGTTTTTTTTTGCCGATACAATATAAATGGCTTTTTCTATAAAATCGACATCATCCCATGTCAGGCTGAACAGTTCTTTTTCCCCAGGCCGCAGCCCGGTGAAATATGAGATTTTAAGGGCGCGGATTAAATGCGGGGCCGCATTTGCAAGGATGGCTTTAACCTCCTCCGGGGTAGGGGGCTTGATGCGTTTGTCGTCTTTTTTAGGTTTTTTGTGCCCCAGTACAGGGTTGGTCAGGAGAAATTTCTTTTCAACGGCCCAGTTTAATATGGCTTGGATGTCGCACAGCTCACGGTTGACGGATGACCTGGACACCATTTTGGGCTTGCCGTCCGGCAGAAAAATAGGTTCTGATTTTTTCCTCTTGCCGGATCCCCGGGTGACGGTCTGCTGGGTTGAGAGTCTTTTTTCAACATATGCGTCCAGGCGCTTATGGGTCAGCCCGGCCGCCTGAAGGTGGCCGAGTTGCGGTAGGATCGTTCCGAGAAGGGAATAGTAGAGATTTTTTTTTGATGTTTCCTCAAGATCTATCAGTCCCTTTATCTTTATGTATTCGGAGGCCAGTTCCCCAAAGGTGACGCCCTGGTGGACTGGTGTGGGGTCTTTTTTATATCCTCTTATAATACCGAGCGCTTTTAATTCTGCGTCCCGTTCTTCTGCGCGTAACTGGGCTTCAGGGCCACGGCCAAAAAACTCCCTTTTTTGTTTGCCATCCAGTGTGTAATAGCAAAAAAAACGGCCGTCTTTTTTTTGTCCTACTGCCATTGGCTTGATTTAATCCAATATTGATTTAATATTCTTTTCTCTTCATTTTTGGACTTTGTTCGGGCTCTTTTTGAGGGTTAGATAATTCTACAATGTGTTTAGCGGATTCTTTTATCAAAACTCTTCTTGATGTTTCCTCTCCGCCAAAAGCGGTTCCTGCCCCATATTCCCCAAGGTATTCATCCATACCTGTAAATCTTTCCTGGCCGTCCATTTTTGCCAATATTTCCCCTTTTTGGTCCGTATATTCAGCGGTGTAGACAAGAGATCCGCGACCAGCACCAAATCCTATTAAAAATCTAACCCCTGCGTTGCCAGGTGAAAACCATGTGACATATACATTTAAGTCGATATGGTCATTTTCATCATCATCGACAATATTAAATCCTGATACCCTTAACTTGCTTTTCAATTCCATGGTCAACATTTCAATTATTGACGACTCGATATCACATCCGGAAACATTAATACGAACAGACTTTGATGTTTTTTTTAAGTCTTCTTTTGGGGGTAGTTCTATTTGTTTTGTTGAGCAGCCTGCGAGGGTGAAAAATAAAAAGAGAACTGTTATTGTTTTTAATTTTTTGTTCATTTTGTTCCCTGTTATTTTTAATTATTCAGTCCATAATGGCATATCAGTTGTTAAGTAGGTATACTCTATAAATCTTCAGATCCGCTGTAGTTTTCTATTGTTTTGCGCAATAAGTCGGAAAAAGTGTATATGTCATTCAAGTTATCAATAGGATGCCGTGTCTCTTTTTTTTCTGTGTCGAATATTCCAATGTATTTTTGTTTGGTATTAAAATGTAGTCGGCATATAGGCTTTCTGTTATTATCATCAAGTAAAATACCGAAATATGACTTAGTATCGCGGTAAAATATTCTTTCCGGATCGACCTCTTTTCTTACAATAGCTTTTACGATGAAATAACCTTCAAGCTCCTCTTCTGTTGTTACAATTCCAGGTTTATCATTTTGATCTATATCTTCGTTTTCATGTGATTCGATGTTGTCTACACCGTGTTCTTCGCTTGACAATACGGATGTTAACCTATTATTTATTTCTGAATTAATATGGAGCCTTAACGCCTTTTTTGTGATTACTGTGAATTGTTCGAGAATAGCAGGCGTTATTCTTTTAGGGTATACTTGAGCTGTAAAAAATTTAATAAATTCTGGGCTCGGTTCTGTGAATTGATCTTGGATTAAGAGTCGAATCTGTCTAATGTATTTTAAATCATTTGCAGTTGATAACATTGACTCCATTTCAAAATCAGGTTTTGATAGCTTCTTTACCTCCTTAAGCAAAGACGTGTCTATATTTTCAAGATCTAATTCCATAAACGGTTTTTCATCCATAATATTGGCTTCATCAAGATCTGAAAAGAAATGATACTGGATGCCATTTGTCAGAATACCTATCCTGGCAGATGTAACGTGAAAATACCGTCTTAATTGGGCTGCATTTACGTTAGATAAGCAACTTTGGCACCATTTGCATTCATATAAGAAAATAGGCTTACCATCAATGCACACAGCATAATCTACACGTTCTCCTTTTTTCATACCTACATCAGCTATGAATTCAGGCATCACTTCGGTTGGGTCAAATACATTGTAGCCCAATGCATTTATGAAAGGTAAGATAAGAGAGTTTTTTGTTGCCTCTTCATTTAATATTTTATTTTTTATGTTTGGTATTGTTTCTGCTATTTCTGTTATTTGTTTTTCGAAAGTCATATTTATTACCTTTCATTTATAACGGGCATATTTTACACTTTATTATCTTGTTTTCATCATTCTATTTTTAAAGGGAATTTTATTATCTTGCAGCTATGGGTCGTTATTTGACGCCTTCTTTTTTGATGACTCTTGTTCAGCTTTAAGTTTTAGCAAATAGAGTGTTGTTTCTGCATCTCTTAATGCAAATGGATCGATCTGCTCTATTTCCAATAATAGTTCATTTAGTTTTAGGGCGAGTTCTTTTTGTTTAAATGACTCTATAACTTGTCTGTGGCGTTGAGTTGTAATATCAGTTGGTTGTTTATTTATTTGGTTCTCTTCTTTTATTATACGGCGGATCTCGTCCTCATTTAAGGTTGGGTTTTCACGCTTCTTTAATTCTTCCCTTCCAGCAGCCAATATATCGTCATAGTCAAGCCTAAATTCATCAACCCATCTTCTGATCATATCTGTAGATGGCCTTGAGACATCATTCCAATAATCACTTATAGTGGTTTGAACCTTGCCAACAACCTTGCCTATTCTGGTTTGGTTTACTTTATTTAGCTTTGCCCATTTTTTAAACCCAAGAACAAATATTTTTACGGTATCTTCCATATTCTAAGTATATTTCCCTCTGAATATGTAACGCAATACATTATAAATACCTTATTTCTATGGTAAATATTATTTGCGTTATATTTTTATGGGTTTTTCACATATTATTGTTGACATGATAAAAATACCGTAATAATATGTGTATCATGATGACACAGACAGAAATAGCAAACTACTTCAGAGCCAAGTATGGGACAAAAATATCACAGGATCGTGTTAGCAACCTTACGAGAGGTAAGGAGCGAGTCTCATGGCCATTTGCAAACGACTTGGCGCAGGAATTCCCAGGCAAAGACGTCCGTGGCTGGAAGAACGCAACCCCAGAAGACCTTAAGCGAGCCTTCGAGCAATTAAATATAAAAGAGGTCGCATAATGAAAACAGTCCCAACAGTTCAGCAACAGACAGGATGGGAAAGGTCAATTTGCGCACCAATGATGATATGCCAGGACAATGAAGCGCTGAATAAAATCTCCCAGTACAATTTTGACCTTGATGACAAAGATTTCATAGCCTACCACAAATCAAGAACAGGTATCTGTATCGGCAATGAAGAAAATCCTGAACTTGCCAGATTTTTATTGCTTTCCCCTGGGGCAGACACGTGGCTTCTGACCTCTCACGATTACAAATATTCAAAATCAAACGGACCTGTGACTTTCGGAGAGGCACGTGAATTGAGCGTTAAGTTCAATAAAATCATGAAAGCAAGGCTCCAGGATTCTTGGGAGTTGTTTGTTTTAAAAGGCCGGCAAGCTTTGGCTGTTCCAGGTGTTGACCATTCAACTTTGGATTTTATTCATCCCGGGTCAGCGGCTGATTCGGCTTAACTTTTACATGCTTAATGGTAACAGGCGCAAAGGATATTAAAAAAGCAGTTAATAAAGGAGATGTCTACAATGTGTGATCTTAATGATGCCTTCAAGCTGATGATCGAGGAAACACCAGGCATGACTTACAAAAAGCTTGCCATGATGATCGGTGAAGAAAATTGGAAAAAATTACAGGCGCTTTTTGATCCTGACAGAGAGGACCGGCCGTTCCAGATGAAGCACATGATTCCAACCATGGCGGCATGCAACGACCTTACGCCGCTTCATCTCATGAATGCACATTTCGGATTATCTACTTTTCAACTCAATACAAAGGAAGTGGCCATCGGTGCCCAGGCTGTTCTGGACCTGCTTGAAGAAACAACAGGTGCAGGGAATGCCATAACCCATGCAATAAGCCCAAATTCACCCGGTGGCCGTGACTTGACCAGGGAAGAACGTCAACGGTGTTTAACCAAAGCTTTGTCCGCAATGTCTGTTCTTATGGGCGTTGTTAACGCATTGCAAGAGCAAGAATAAGGAGTCTGACATGATCTGTAAGCCATACAAAGCAATAGTATCTGAAAGAAACTGCATCACCAGGCAACATATAATTGCCACTGGCCACACCATTTCAGGGTGGGGTAATAACGGCCGGGAAGAACTCCATGACGATGCCTGCAGAACCTGTGAAAAAGGCAAAAAGCTTTATGAACAGGCCAAGGCCGATGGGCGGTTGTCCCAGATAAAATTAGGCCGGAGGCGGCGTTCTAATTCGAAGGCCCGGGATATAGCAGAGATGGCTTTTATTGCTTACCGTGCTCAAAATGCATGCGTAGGATGGTGATCTGAGATGGCATTGCCGGAAGTTACAGAAGCCGACCGCATGATCAAGATTATTGACGACACGATCCGTGACTTGAAGTTGAGGCGGGCGGAGATTGTGGCCACGCTGCCCGTTGAGCGGGCAGTTGGTCGGCGTATCACCCATCTGTCAGCGCCTGGTCTACCGACCAGGGCAATCGGAAGCAGAAAAAAAAGATGACTATAAGGTTCTGCGCCCGGCGCCGTGGTGCTTTTAACAACGGGCTTCTTTTTTTCATAGTTACCTCCTTACGATAAACGCCTGCCGGGGCTGGCCTTTGGTGAACCCGGCTTTTTTTACTTTGATTAAAATAAAAGGAGAATTGCAGTGAAAAAAGAAACTGGCGCAAAAATTACAGCCTGGCTGTGCTGGTCAATATTTACAGCAGGTCTTGGTTACGCATGGTGTTACCACCACTGGATGACATGGGCGGCTGCCCAAGGGCTGGCTTTATAACTGTTTATATTTGGCAAGGAGGCAATGTGGAGCTTACCAGAGAATTAACAATTGAAGAACTTGAAGGCGGTGCAATTCTGGAGCGTCTTGAGCACGAGCTCCAGGAGGTCATCGCAGACTGTTTTGATGTCAACAATGTTCCGGACTCAGCCCGGGAAATCTCATGCAAGATCAAAGTAAAACCGGATCGGAGCCGCAGTGTCATTGAAATCACGATCGATACAGGAAACAAGCTTGGCAAACGTCATCCAATCCAGGGGAAGGCTTTTATGGATTCGTATTCCAAAACAGCCCTTGAACCAACGGCAAAAGAGGATGACATGTTTGACCAGGATGGAAAACCAAATATCTCCGTCATAGGCGGACATCAATCAGAGGGGTAAACAATGGATGCCATGATCACAAACGCAATGCGCGAATTCAAGAGCATGATCGATCTGGATAAGGTCATTGACATTAACGGCAGGCAATACAAAAAAGACGGGTTCAATCCGGTGTTTGAGCCCACGGTGGACTGCCTCAAAATCCACACCCTTTTTGGTATTGTAGATGCTGTTCAGTCGAACCTTGATCAGGATAGCTTCGACAATGTCCATATAAGGGTATGTTCTCCAACCCATGTACGCCTGGAAACTGACTCCTTTGGCCCGTTCCTGCAGCGGCATTGTGTCATAGAATCAGACGCATACGTCACAGATTTCTCTTTCGGACGGCAGTATAAACCGGAAGATTTTATAATCTCCCTGCTTTCCCAGTTCATGGAAACAGAGCATCGCGACGCTCTTCTTAAAGCCTGTAGTGCCATCACAAAGGAAAGTGTCGGCACCATGAACGATAACGGCATAAGTCAAAAAATGGAACTAAAGCAGGGAGTGGCCCTGCGGCGGGAAGTTGAATTTAAAAATCCGGTTTCCCTTCAACCGTTCCGTACCTTTGCAGAGATATCTCAACCGGTATCCGCGTTCGTGTTCAGGGTTCACGACGATGACGACGTGTCCTGTTCCCTTCACGAGGCAGACGGGGCAGCATGGAAGCTGAAAGCCATCACTGATATTCGCGACTATTTTAAAAACCAGCTGCCAGAGATTACGGTCATTGCATAAGCAGCCAACCCCGGGTTAACAGCCCGGGGAGAGGAGCCCCTATGAAACGCGTTATCTCATACACCGGCAGTCACGGTACCGGAAAATCAACAGATGCCAGCAGAACTTACTATGAGTTGAAGAAGTCAAACCCAACGGCTTCTGTCCGGCTTTTTTGTGATTTAGAGGCCGACTGTCCTTTTCCTATTAATGTTAACACCACAGAAGAGGCACAATTATGGATGTTTTCAAACCAGATCCAGGTAGAACTGTTTGCTTTGTCCAGGTTCGATATTCTGGTTACTGACAGGACAATCATTGATGTCATCGCTTATACATATTGCGCCGGATTTCAAGGCCTGACAGAGGCAATGCTTGCTGTTGCAGAGCAGTATGTGGGGCACTACAGCGAGATAACCTTTAAACAAATAAAAGACAATCCATATTGTTTTCCTGACGGCATAAGAGACGATGATGTTGGCTTTCGCGTTAATGTGGAAAACACCCTAATAGAAATATACAAGATGCTTGATTTAGAAGGTTTTATCAAAGGACCTATTTATTATGTTTAACTTCTCCCCACACCCCTCTCATAAAAAAACTGGACAAAGTCCAATACTCCAATCCACACGCCATATCCGGTTACGGGTCCTTCCAGAGGGGTTCCTATTACGGTTTCGAGCAGCGCGGCTGAAGGCTCTGTGGAAAATTGAAAATGGGTGGGACGTGGGACATGTCCGGTGGGGGGGGTGGTTGTTTTTGAGGGGTTATGAAAAGTAGTGGTTAAATGATTTTACAAAATACACAAAATGAAGGGTGTGACGATTATGAACGATATTAGAAATATCACCAAAGAAGTTGGTGGGCGGGTTAAGCAAACTGAAATGAAATTGGATGACCAGGAGGCCATTGATCCGGATTTTATCGAGCGGTGTCTAAACCGGAATGAGCTTGGGGACGGTGAACTTTATAAGTATTTAAACCATGGCAAAGTAATTTTTAACAAATCCATGAATTGCTGGCTGGTGTGGACCCTTCACCACTGGAAGATTGATAAAATGGGTGTCGCTGATGCGCTCGTGGATGTTGTTGCGAATGGCTACGATGACCACAAAAAAATGCTTGCCCGAAAGAAGGGGGAACTGGAGGCGGATGGCAAGGACACGGGGCATATCAAAGCGCTGATGAAGGAGTTGGCCAAGCGGGTCACATCATTGAGATCCAAAGCCCGGCGGCAGAATTGTCTTTTTTTTGCGCATACCAGTGATGATCCCATGGCTATTGAAGGCAATGAGCTTGATCAAAATCCCTGGCTGGTTGCCTGCAGCAATGGTGTGGTGGATCTGCGTACCGGCGATTTGAGGCCCGGCCGACAGGAGGATATGCTGCTCAAAGCTTGCCCGTTGGATTATCCTGAAGATGGGATAAACGCTGATGTGTCACTGTGGGAGGGGGCGCTGTTGGATATTTTTTCAGGCAGGCAAAATATGGTGGATTTTTTTCGGCAGGTTTGCGGTTCCGCTCTCGTGGGAGAGGTCATGCAGGCTTTGTTCATTGTCATGACGGGCAGGGGGGCCAATGGAAAGTCAATGGTGGTGAAAGCTTTGTCTGAAGTGTTGGGGCCCCTGGCCGGTTCCATCCGTCCGGAAATGCTTTTGGATCAAAACAGGGTGGCAAATGCTTCCGGTGCGACACCGGAAATAGCGGCCCTTCGCGGCCTGCTTATGGCGTTTGCATCCGAGACGGATGATGGGTGTAAAATTGCATCTTCCAGGGTGAAGTGGTTAACCGGCAACGACCCCCTTGTGGCCCGGATGCCCTATGATAAGTATGAGATGATTTTTCTGCCCACCCATACATTATTCCTGATGACCAACCATCTTCCCCATGCATCGGCGGACGATTATGCCCTGTGGCGGCGGATGGTTGTTATTCCTTTTGATGTGTCGTTTGTGGTGCGCTGTGATCCGGAACAGGAGCTGGCTGAAAATGAACGGGACGCGGATCCAGAACTGCCTGGCAAGCTTAAGAAAATTTACCCTAATATATTGGGCTGGCTGGTGCGGGGATGTCTGGAGTGGCAGAAGAACGGATATAAATTGATTCAGCCGGCGGCGGTGAAGGAGGCCGGGAAAAAATACCGTGAGGATGAAGACTCGGTTGGAGATTTTATCCAGGAGTGTTGCATTGTGGGTGATGGATACCATGTGTCAGCCGCAGCTGTTTATGAACGGTTTGAGGCCTGGTGGAAAGAAAACGTATCTAATTGGGTACCGAAAAAAAAGCGATTTGGGCAGTGGTTTACAGCCCGGTTTGAAAAACGGAAAGACGGAACCATCAGCTATTATGGCGTCGGTTTGCTTAATGATTTAACAGGGTGATGGCGATCCTCCACAAGAGTTTTAAACGACTAAAGAGATAACTGCTTGAAATTATGGCTGAAAATAGAAATTTACAGGGAGTGGTATTTTCGGAGTTTTGGACAATAATACCCTATAAACTATAATTTTTATTTTTAATAAAAAAAATAAAAGTTTAGGTAAAATAGATATGGATCTTCTAAAAATAAGAGGTTTTTTTATGACGTGGCCTACGAAAATCTTTAATATTAAAGTGGTTATATTTTATTCTTTTGTTTTTTTTGTTGGTCTGGATCTTCCATGCAGCGGTCAGGTGGGTGCGGTGTGAACATTTTGGATGCGGTTGCTTTGACCGGTATTGTGGTGCGAAAGGTCGCAAACACCAATGGAGGGGAGTACCATGGCCCGTGTCCTGGTTGTGGTGAAGGGACTAACCGGTTTCATGTTTGGCCTGAAACCAACGGGGGTGAGGGGTCTTACTGGTGCCGTCAATGCGGCAAAGGTGGGGATCTGGTTCAGTTTCTCAAAGATTTTTGCGGGTATAGTTACAAAGATGCTTTTGAGGCTGCGGGGCGGCCTTTTGTTGGAAATTACCGGTCTAAGCTTTACCGGCCTGTCCTTCCCGGTATTAAGCGTGACCAGGACAAGGCTCTGTTTACTCCCCGGCATTGTGGTAACCCGGATGAGGTTTGGCAAGCCAGGGCTGAAAAGCTGGTGGAAGAAAGCCATCAGGCCTTGTTGAAGTATGATAAGGCCTTGGCCTGGTTGAAAAGCCGGGGACTGGATAAAACCGCGGTGCAGCGGTTCCGGTTGGGCTGGTTCGGCGGCGAAAAGGGCAAGCCATGTGCGTTTCGTCCCCGGAAATCCTGGGGCCTGGAAGAGATGATCAACGAAAAAACCGGACGGCCCAAGATGCTCTGGATTCCCAGGGGCCTGATTATCCCCTGGTTTACCTCCGGTAAGGTTCACCGTATCCGAATCCGCCGTCCTAAGGCAGATCTTAAAACCGACAAAGATAAAAAGTACTATATTCTGCCCGGCTCCGGCATGGATATGCTTTCTGCTGGTTTGGACAGGGGTGTCGTTGTCATTGTTGAGGCGGAATTAGACGCTATGCTGGTTTCCAGGGCCGCCGGGCATTTGACCGGGGTTGTTGCCCTGGGTTCCGCTTCCACCCGTCCTGTGGCTTCTGTTTTTTCCCATCTGAAAAAAGCCATGAGTGTTTTGGTCTCCCTGGATTATGACGACGCTGGCCAGGGCAAGACCGGATGGTCCTGGTGGAAACAAAATTTTAAAAATGCCCGGCTGTGGCCTGTGCCCCAGGGAAAGGATCCCGGGGAAGCCTGGGAAAAGGGTGTGGATATTGAGGCCTGGATCATAGCTGGGATGCCTGCAGTTCTCACGCTTAACGCTGAAGCCATGGGATATCAAAAACCGGCTGGGCTCAGCCGTGTTGAGGAGCTTGAGCGGCTTTTGACCCTGTACCCTGTTCGGATCAGGGCTACGGAACAGGTGTTTGAGATTTTATTTCAGCCCAGCTTTAAAAACCAGGCCGTCCGGCAAAGGATCAATGAACTGACCCGGGATGATGAGGAAGTGCGGTGGTTTCTGAGATACACGCATCCGGATGAAATTATTACCGGGGTCAATTGTAATTTTGATGTTCTACGAGCAGGAGCATAGCAAATGATAAATCTTCATGAAATTATTGAGTTGTCTGCGGCGAAAAAATTAATGGTTTTTGATGGAATATGTGATCACGACGCGCTGATTCTGGACCAATTGGTAAATAAATATGCCGGTTCTGCGATTGGGTTTCACATGGGAGAGATAGATTTTTTTGAAAATTTGAAAGGCCCTGAATATTTAACCCTATTGCCTTATCCGATTTGCTGGTTTGAGCTGGATTATTTATGCACCAACCATAACCCAGAACGATTTGGTAAAAAAGAACATTTTGGTCTGCTTTGCTGGGAAAGTGACAATGGCAAGCATATCACCTGCATAGGACTTAAAAAGCAGGCTGGGTACGGATGGTTGCTATTTGGCGGAAGCGAGTTCGAAAATACGGGGAATGGTATTAAGGTTTACACACTGGGCGGACAAAAAGAAGAGATGGATGCATTATGTCATACCGTTTCGATATTCATCAACGTCTTAAATTGCACCAACGTCAAAACCATTGAAAATAATCCACCAGAAAAATTACAGAAAAAGAGGAAGAAAAAAGGCAAAGTTCCCATGTTTTCTTATTGGACCCTTCATCTCGATCTTCCAGGGGAGAAAACCATCTATAATGAAAGCAGGGGCGGTACCCACGCATCTCCAAGGCTTCATTTAAGACGGGGGCATGCCAGGGAATACAAGCCCGGGAAGTGGACATGGGTACAACCCTGTATGGTTGGAAGCAAGGAGAATGGATTTATCCATAAGGACTATGATGTATGACTGATACGCCAGATCTAAAATTCCCCAGCCTGCGCAAGGCGGTAGCGGCCTTATATAACGCCGGGTATGAAGTATCCCGATCAAAGATGTCCAGGGACAAGAAGAACGGACTGATTGACTTTAACCCGGACGGCAGCGTGTATCAAAAAGAGGTGGAAAAGTATGCCCGGCTGTTGAAAAAACGGGAAGCAGCCCTGGAGGACAATCACGAAAAGGCTGCGATAAAGGCGGACTGGGAAATAAGAACCCTGGAGGTCAAACATGAAAAACTTGTCTTTGAGCTAGAGAAGGAGAAAGGCAAATATATTGAGCGGGCCATGTTTGAAGCGGAACTGGCGGCCCGAGCAGCCATACTTGAAACCGGGTTGAAGCATTATTTTTCATCAAAAATACAGGAGCTGGTGGCGCTGGTTGGCGGAAAGCCTGAAAAATCTCCTGAATTCATGCAGCGGATTAACGTTGTGGTGGATGAGGAACTTAGCCGGTACGCCACAACAAAGAATTTCCATGTTGTCTTTATAGGAGATCACGATGCAACAGCAGATGTTTAAAGATCCGCCGGCAGGTATACATATCCGGCGGCGGCCCGGATGGTGCTCCTGTGAGCTTTGGAATACTTTAACCAGACTATTAGAGAACGGGCGCCTGGCGGTGGATGTTCAATTCTCAAAGGCCGAACGTAAGCGGTTGCGGAAAAAAAAGAATATCAAGCCATCTGTGTGGTCTGAAAAACACCGGGTGTTGGTTAAGTCCAGGTTGCCAGGGTTGTGGAAAAATGATGTGACCCCTTATCTGGTGGGTATTATGGATGTGATGGCATTGCCGTTCGTCAGAGATGTCTGCATCTGTAAAGCCCCTCAGACAGGCGTGTCAGAGGCAACCATGAACTTTATAGGATCACGAATTGATCTTGCTGCTGGAGATGTGCTGTACACCTTCCCGGACCAGAAGCTGACCAACGAAAATTTTGAAGATCGTATCCGGCCCATGATTGAGAATTCAGTCCGGCTGCGATCCTATATGACGGGCGGGAAAAAGGATATGACCCAGGACAGGATAAGCCTGCAGCACATGACATTATACGGAGCATGGGCAAGTTCCGTTGCTACGCTGTCAAACAAGCCGATCCGGTATGCCGTGTCTGATGAGATTGACAAACCCGGGTTTGGGTCTTCCCGGGCTGAAGCATCCCCATTGGACCTGATCGCAAAGCGGCTCATCACGTTTTATGATGTGTCCACCCATGTGAAAATATCGTCCCCGTCCATTGTTTCTGGAAACATCTGGATTGAGATGACGGAAAATGCCGAGGTTGTGTTTGATTACCATGCCCGGTGTCCCCACTGTGATTATCTGCAGTTGATGCAGATGGAATGCATTCGGTGGGACGGCGGGTCCAAGGCGGATAGGAAAAAGATCAAGAAGGGACGTTTGGCCTGGTATGAGTGCGAAAGATGTGGAGAACGGTGGGATGACAGGTTGAGGGATCAGGCAGTAGCCGATGGGGACTGGATTGCCCGTGATATGACGGTAACCCTGGAAACATACTGCGAACTTTACCGGCCTCAGAGTATTGGTTTTCATTTGCCTGCATGGCTCTCTTATTTTGTGTCCTTGAGCGATTGCGCGGCGTCTTTTTTGAGGGGATTGGAGAGTCGTGAAAAGTTAAAGGATCATAAGAACGGCATAGAGGCCATGCCCTGGGAAGAATACGAAGTTATTGCAGATCAGACAGAAGAGACGATTTTGGCATGCAAGTGCGACCTTCCGCCGCAAACAGTACCGGAGTCCGCAGTTGCTTTAACGTGCGGCGTAGATGTGCAGAAAATTGGGTTTTGGTACTCTGTCCGGGCCTGGGCTCAGGATTATACGTCATGGAATATCTCTCACGGGCACCTTGGTACATGGGATGATTTAGAGCGATTATTATTTGACACGCAATTCCCAGTTCAAAACAGCGATTATGCCATGAGGATCTGGCGGGCTGGTATTGATACTGGCGGAGGAAAGTACACAGATATTTCCTCAACAGAAGAAACTTATTTATGGCTGCAGGATCATTTAGGGTTTGCAGATGGGTGCCGTGTTTGGGGGGTTAAAGGATCGTCTAAGCCTTTGCCATCAAAAATGAAGTTGGGATCAGTTCTGAATAGAACCCCGTCTGGAAAGAATTTGAAAGTAGGGCTTAGGTTGATAATCGCAGATACAAACAAATCAAAAGATCTCTTTTATAACCGAATGGATAAAGCTCGGTCTGGTCGTCTTGGTGGTGCGTGGTTGCATAGTGAAACAGGGCTTGATTATGCGGCTCAGATTGCTGCGGAACAAAAACAGGAAGATGCACATGGGAATGAGGCGTGGGTGCAGGTTGGCAGCCGGGATAACCATCTTATTGACTGTGAGTATATATCGTGCCTCCTGGCGGATTGGGAATGGCCAGGTGGAGGGGTTAATCTATTGCAGTGTCCAGTCAATATCATTCGTAAAAAAGAAAAAAAGATGGCTCAAAAACAGACCGTAAACCCGTTTACAGGCGGGCAGGCATTATTCGGGGGATGATATGATGAGATCACAGGTTATCGCCATTATTGCGAAGGTTAAAGAGAAGGCAGACAGAAGTGTTGACTACACCCCGAGGTATGGAGCGGTTTGTCCGGATTGCGGAAAACGGATGAATATTGTGACATCCAGGCCGTGGAGTGATGGGATTAAGGTTCGATATCACAAGTGTGGCAACGTTGCAGGTGGGTGCCTGCTGGCAATTATGCAGACTGCTGTAAAAAGCGTGCAAAAAGAAAAATAGGGTGGAATATGAATCAAGAAATTAAAAAGAAGATAGAAGGATATAAGCGACAAAAACGGAATCTTTTTTCATACACAGAAAAAATAATGGTAGCCATGATGTGCCCGGATTTGTACATGGAATTGATGCCGAAAAAATATATCGATAGGCCAATGATTGCATATTTTAAGGTTCTTGATTCTGCCCAACGGGCCATGGTTAATACCTATTTGCATTAAATTGAATAACGAAAGGATTAAAAAAATGGAAATTAAGAAACACATGGCCCTATTGGGGCACGAAGTAAAAGACAAGGTTTCGGATTTCGAAGGCGTTGTTATTTCAATGTCTTTTGACTTATACGGATGCATACAGGCTGATGTCAGGCCTAAGGGTTTGAAAATAGACGACGGGACACCAAAGCAAGGATACTGGATGGATGTTTCAAGGCTTGAAGTTGTCTCAAAGGAACCGTTAATGACCCCTCCAAACTTTGATTACGGAGATATTGCAGAAGGTAAAAAAGGCCCTGCGAACTTACCTGTAAAATATTAAGCCGTCTATTCCTTAAGAAAGATGACATAAATTTAATACCGGATAAAGTTGATCCAATAAAGGAGGATTTATGAGCCTGTCATGTAGCTGTGATTATGATTGGGAAGATTGGGAAGCAGGCAGCAAAATGTATATGCCTGTCCATCTGGATTTTAAGCCGTTCATTGCCATCCGGCGCAAACGGTGTTGTAGCTGCGGAAACCTCATTGAACACAGAACACCATGCCTGGAACACCCGCTTAGAAGATACCCAAACAGTGACATCGAAGCCAGATTCAACGGCTTTTGCGACCTTGAGGATGCTTTTTGTAATGAACCGGATATCAAGTGTGCGTCTGACTTCCACTGTGAGAGATGCGGGGAAATCTATCTTAATTTGCAAGCTCTTGGGTATGAATGCCTTGCCCCCTCAGAAAACATGGAAGAGGCACTAAAAGAGTATCACGAGTTATCAGGTTTTAAACCCACGACAGAATCAATTTAATGGGCTGTACTCCGGCCCGGGAGGAATATAAATGAACGGACCAAAAATGACATGCCCAGCCTGCGAAAAAGAAGTTTTATGGCCAGGGCCTTGTGATGACTGCAAAGATGAATTTGACAGGGTTTCGAAAGAAATAGACCGGCTTGAAAGACAGGGTCACACTTATCATTGCGCAGCGAGGATTGTTTTTTGCGATGGAGAGTGTGAATGCGGTATTAACCGGGTTGCCTGATCCGGCAAGCTTTTAAAACAAAGGAGAACGATGCTCTACTACATACTCAGAGAATGGAGAAAATTTGTACACTTTTCGGCGTTGAATTCACACGCAGATCACCCGGCAGCACCTTGGAGTATTACCGGCAACTCAGCACAAATTCGGGAAAACCGAATCACTATCAAACAGCCCATGGCCCGGGCGGGGTTCCGGCGGGGGCAGCGAAGGTAATATGGCCGAAATAAACATATGTGACGCCCCTGGCTGTGCCAGGCCGGGAAAGCTTGTTCAGCAGTTTATAGCCAAACCATGCGGCATAGACCCGTTCGTTTTTCGGCACTATTTCTGCCAATGGCACCTTGCCGGATGGAACAGAACAAGGTTGAAACATCAGAAAAAACTTTCTGTCATCGAATACAAAACTGATGATGAAATATTCAACCAAGAAACCAGTTAAGAGGAGATTAAGTTGAATGGAAGAGTATCAAAAAAGAGTCGTGATTGAAAAGCACGGACTTGATGACAAGATAGAAAGACTCGCGGCCTTTATGGGTAGTGAAGCATTTATGAAATTGAATGATATAGACAAAATGCTACTCGAAAGACAGCTCTATTTTATGAACGGGTACATGGACATACTTAACCGGAGAATTGAGCGTTTTGACAAGACCGCAAAGGAGTAGATTGAATTGAACGTGTATGAGGAAGCCGTAAAGACCTGGGGATTTAAATCTCAAATAGATATGGCTATCGAGGAATGCTCAGAACTCATAACAGCATTGCGTCATTGTGACCGTGGAAAAATCACAGCAGAGGCCGTGTGTGATGAGGTCGCAGATGTTGAAATCATGATGGCACAGCTTCGTGTGATGCTCGGAGATTCCAATGTCGAAATGGCAAAGTCAAAAAAAATAAACCGACTTATAAAGCGGGTTTTGGCGGACCGGCCACAGTCAGAAAAGGAAAAACCATGATCGCAGCAATAGTTTTCCTGGCCGTCCTATATGGCCTTGCAGCGTTCCTGGTCTTGACTATACCACGGCAACACCCTGGCCACGACAAGCCGGCTGATGATGAGAAGGAGGGATGATGGAAACAGTGATAGTAACAAACAGCATGCGTCAGAGAGTTGATATATCAGACACCACTACCTACGTCTATATTCCTCTTACCGATGAAGAGGCTAAAATTTTTGCACCAAAAATAAGAAATCCGTGCTGGCGTATCACGGTATTAAAGGAGGGATGATGGAATGCTCATGCGCAATATCAATTGACCATAATGGTGGGCCGGAATGCTGTACAGAAAAAATCAGAACGGCCAGGAAAACCCATGTTTGTAATGAGTGCTTAAAAGATATCCAACCCGGCGAACAATATGAGTATGTGTCAGGTATATGGGATGGTAATCCGAATGCATATAAAACCTGTCTGGACTGCAAAAGTGTCAGGGACACATTTTTCGAATCATGGATTTTCACGCAAGTTTGGGAAAATTTCCAGGATGAATTTGGAGATACCGACTCTGTAGTCCCTGAATCGTGTATTGCAGAATTAACCGCTGGTGCTCGGGCCAGAGTCTGCGATTTTATAGAATCTGGCTGGGAAGATTAATCAATTCAATGATGTATTAAATGGAGGTAGAAAACATGCTTTTAGCTTTATAGACTACGGTCTCAAGGATTTTTTGAGGGACCAAAATAACGAAGTTATTAAAAAAGAATTCACATGCCAGGAAGCCGCAGAGGACTGGCTCCTGGATAATGTAAATGATTTGGACTGGACCAACCAGGGAACCGAATATTACGTTTGGGAGGATTAATGATTTGGTGTCCAAAGCCAGGACAGGCGGTCGAACTCAGGTACCGAAAAAGCATGAGGGATGCGACTGGATTGCATGCCAAAAAAGGTACCGTTCTTGTTTTTGCCCGTGGGCCGAAAACAAAAAATGCTTTGGTGCGAGTCGGGATAACTCATCCGGATAGGTGGATGACATATAAAAATATTGTTGTCCCTCGTGGAAATCTGAGGGCTATTTAGTCGGGCATTAAATATCCCCGGCCATGACTGACCGGGGCAGTAATTTTGATCTTTGACATTTCGTTTTAGCGTATTTTTTTACGACCGCGAGTTTCGGGCAAATCCCGAATAAATGGGATGGCGGTTTTATGAAAAATTGTTACGCGGCTGAACTTTTGAGCAAGCCCCTTGTTTATGAGATCCGGGGCAAGTTGCTGAATGCGTCTTACTGTGAGTCCTGTTTCTTCGGCCACCTGTTCAGATGACCGAAGATTTTTGAAAAGGTCTGTCATATTAAAACCCTTGATTTTTTATGTTGAAAATCGCTTTCTTAAGAGCAGGTTCAGTCCAGTTGTCAGACGGATTCCGTGCGTCTTCAACAACCCATTTTGTTTTATATTTTTGTATATTAAAGACGGCTTTTTTGCCGTAGTATCTATACACACCAGCTTTTATTTTAACTAATTTTTTTTCCATACTGCATGCCTTTGTTGCCCCGGCGAACCGGGGCGGGTTGGGTTTATAAAAGGCTATCAGCGAGGGCAACAGGGTCTTTACAAATGACGCCATTGTTATTCTCGTAAACCGGGTCGCCATCCTTCCAGATCTGTAAGCAATTTGATTTAACAAAGTAAGTTGCTGTTTTATCAAGGGTGCATGGGATATTGATATCCATTGCTTCGTATGCGGGGATGTCGTTCTCTGACATTATGTCATAGGCCCATTTTTTCATGTCTATGACAAGCTTCTCAACTTTGTGACCAAATTTTTCTTCAATTTTTGTGACCAATGTTTTGCATCTATCAACTGTAATTATTTTTTCATCAGGCATGGTTAATTTACCCATGGGGCGCTGAAAGTTATCTTCAAATGTTGGGATTAAAAACCATTTTTCGTTTTCGGCTATCAACTTGTTGAGTTTGTCTTGATTATCCATCGTGTTCTCCTTTTGTTGTTTGGTTAGCCCTCGTTGATCATGGTTAAATAATACGCTCAAACGAAATTAAAGTAAAGAGAAAAAACAAACTGAAACGAAATTATTTTTTGAAGTTAAGAATAAACTTAATAATATATTAAATTTAAAAACAAAACCCCGGGCATGCGGACACATGACCGGGGCAGGCATAAATCACCGAACCAAGCCAGGAAAGGAGACTTACACTATGATAGATACCGCATTGAAAGTTGAAAATCAAATCGAATCTTATTTAACGCATCCTCATACCGTTGGACTATCAAGCGAAACACGCAAAGCATATAAGTGTGTGCTGCAAGGTCAACTTTTAGAGTTTTGCCAGAAGGCGCAAATTACAACGCTGAATACAGAGTTTGAAGATCAAATGGAAAATTTTGTGGCATATCTGCTTGGGCATGGCGCAAATCCGTACACTGTGCAGCATTATTTGACGGTCACAAAATTTTTCTTAAAAAAAATTGGGCACCCGGTCAGCCATACTTATAAAATCCCAAGGGATGCAAAGCGCCTGCACGACCTAAAGCACCAGCGTAGATGGTTCAGTGATCAGGATATAGCACTTTGCATGACATACCGGTTTCCGACTATGCATACTCGGAATCATTTGCTTGTCAGGTTATTGGTTGAGACTGGGGCCAGAGTGAATGAAATTGCACACATCCAGGTTGGGAATGTAAATTTAGAAAAAAGGACCATCCTTATATCATATTCAAAAACGATACCGAGGCCTGTTTTTTTTAGCCAGGAATCCGGAATCTTCATGAAGCGGTATTTTGAAAATAGGTTTCCGGATCCGTTACAGTCCGCACAAGAAAACATTTTCCCAGGTAAAAATCAGATTTACAAAATAATTGTCAGCATGTTTGACGAGCTGGGATTAAAGAGTCATGGAGATTGCCGTGGGCCACACACTTTTCGTCACTATGTGGCCACATATCTCCATTACGTTAAAAATATGAAACTGACATCTGTTGCCGCTCTCCTCGGGGATACGCCGGAAACGATCAGCAGTAACTATCTTCACCCTACGGCAGAAATGCTGCAATCAGAAGTTGAAAGAGCTTTCGGGTAGCGCTTTGCAATGTTTGTGATATGATTGTTTTATAAACAAGCAAGTTTAATACCAACACTTAAAAACTTGGTACTACAAATAGTATATACTATTTGTAGTACCAAGTTTCTTTTTTTTGTCAAAATAACACAATATATTGTTCATAAAGTTATTTTATTAATTTTTATGTGGAGATATTGTGCCGACATTGGCTGAATTAAAAGAAGAACTTGCGGAACTCAAGGCGGCCCGGTCCAGGGTATTGAACGCCCAGAGTTATGGGCACGGGAGTAGAACCCTGTCACGTGTTCCATATGCAGACCTCCAGCGCTCCATTAAAGATCTGGAACAGCGTATTGCAATGTACGATCTTAACGGATCAATTGCCGGGTCTAACCCTGTCTTCGGAGGGCACCTTGGGTAGCATAAATCAGACATGGACCCGTGGGTGGGCGGCTATGATTGGTTTGTTTGCACCGGCTACTGCCATGGCATATATGCGGCGGCGTCAAGCCCTTGCGTCCTATGCTGCAGCATCTACCAGCGGGCCAAATCAAGCGTGGCGGCCCGGCAACAAATCCGCAGATGAAATCATTAAGACAGACCATAAACTCATGCGTGGGCGTGGGCGGTCTTTGATCAGGGACTCATCGCATGTATCAGGCGCCGTCCGTAAAATATGCAACAACGTCGTGTTCAGAGGTATCAAACCCCAGGCAAATTTAACCCTTCCGGATGGCAATCTATCAAAAAACCAGAATAATGAAGCTGAAGCAGCCCGAAGACGTTGGGCTGAAAAGGTTCGATTCCATGAAATGGAAAACCTTGTGCTTCGGCATTTATGGTCAGACGGAGAACTGTTTGTCCATTATTATTTTGACTCATCTTTCATGGATGAAGGAATTATTCCGCTTGGCATTGAGCTGCTGGAATGCGACCACCTGGACACATCAAAAAATAGCGATACCCCTGGCCGAAGAATCAAACAAGGCATCCAGTATGATTCCGGAGGCCATGTTGAAGGATATTGGTTGTTTCCGGAGCATCCAGGAGACAGCGGCTGGCTTGGTATTGGTGATTCAAAGTTTTATCCTGCATCCGTTGTTGACCATATTTTTGTCAGGGACAGGATTTCCCAAAACCGTGGCGTGTCCTGGCTGGCTTCCATTGTTATGGAAATGCGAGATTTCTATGAGTACCAAAGCGGGGAACGTATTGCCAAACGCTTGGCTGCGGCCATGGGTTTATACGTTACAACCCCATACCCTGAACAACTGGGGACTTTCAACCCGTTCACGGGGAGCGACCCGTTAACTGTTGATAGCATACCAAGGTATATGGAGCCTGGACGAATACTAACCCTGCCGCCGGGTATGACCATTGAATCCCCAAACTCTGACCGTCCAGGCCAAACCTATGAACCTTACACAAAAACCAGCCTGAGGGGAGCGTCTACAGGTGTCGGCGTGAGTTATGAGGCGTATTCTAACGATTACACAGACGCCAGTTATTCCTCTGCAAGATCCGCGTCCCTTGAGGAGCGTAGGGGTTACATGGTCCAGCAGATAATTCTAAGTAGCCGGTTTCATGCGCCGGGATGGGTGAGGTTGTGGCAGATGAATTATTTATCAAAAACAGTTCCGACGGTGCCGGAAACAATACCGGTATCATGGCAGATGCCAGGATGGCCTTGGGTAGAGCCGTTGAAAGACAGTAAGGCCGCAGCACAAGATTTGGCGAACGGTATCACGTCCAGACATAAATTATGCATGGAGCGTGGCGTTGATTACGACGAAATTCAGGCGGACAGGGAACGTGAGAAAAAGGACGGGTTTGACGCGACATATCCGGAAGGACAAAACGTATGAATAAAAAAAGAATAGGTCGGATCCGGGCTGAAATTAAAGCGCCGGACAAAGACCTGGACCGGCAGAAAGCCCGGCTGGCAAAATTGAGGAGCTCAAAACTTGGCAAGGCAACGGATGTAAGGGTTGCGGCAACGGGTGAAACTGTTGACGTCCATCTGTTTGACGTGATCGGATGGCCGTTTATAGAGGCACAGGATCTTTTATACCGGATACCTAAAGGTGCCTCTACCATAAACGTATATCTCAACACCCCGGGCGGAGACGTGTTCGAGGGCATGGCAATTTACAACATGCTTTGCGATCACAAGGCCACTGTCAACGTAATCGTCACAGGTCTGGCAGCGTCCAGCGGTTCCTTGATCGCCATGGCCGGGGATACCATCAAGATGTCCAAAGCCTCTTTTATGATGATCCACAACCCCTGGTCTATGATGTCCGGGGATGCGGACGATTTTAGAAAAGAGGCGGACCTGCTTGACCAAATCAGCGACGTGTTTGCCACGGCTTATGCGGAAAAAACAGGACTTGAAAAAAGCCAGCTGCGGGATTTGATGAAAGAAGAGACCTGGTACACGCCTGAAGAGGCCGTGTCTGCCGGATTTGCAAACGAAATTACCGGAGAGATGCCTGCGGATGATCCATCCGCAAGGTTTGATCTGTCCGTTTTTAATAACACTCCAACATCAATAAGGCAGGGAGCAGCCCAGCCAAAAAAGGAGAATAAAATGGATCCAAAATTAAGAGCCCTTTTGGAAAGGCTTGGGATGTCAAAGGATGCCACTGAGGATCAGGCCAAGCAATTTCTGGCAGGCATCAATTTAGACGACATCGCCGATCCTGAAGAATTGAAAACCTTGAAAAAGGCATTGGCAGATAAACCGTCGGGTGGCCATCCCGGTGCAACCCCGTCAGACCCTTCATTCAGCATGGAAGACCTTGACGCGGCTGCCAAGAAAGCCGCAGTTGAAGAACGCCACCGGGCGGCAGAAATCAAGAAAAGTTGCCGGTTGGCAGGTCTGAATGATGAATTTGCCCAGGCCCTGATTGACGGCGGAAATACAGTTGAGCAGGCCCGTGCAGACATTTTTGCGGAGATGGAAAAAAGTAACCCGCCGATGGGTTCCGGCAGTATTTCCATGGGCGAAACAGACGGCGAAAAATTTAGGGCAGCCGTGGTGGACGGCCTGTCCTTCCGCTGTAACTTCAGGGCAGAAAAACCGGCGGCGGGCCATGAAACCTTCCGTGCGGCGTCCATTGAGTTCATTGCCCGGAAGTGTCTGGAGCGCAATGGTATAAACCCGGATGCCTTTTCAACCCGCGACCAGGTTGCCCGGGAAATCCTGCGTCGGTCCGGACAGGGAGGAGGGTTTACCACGGATGATTTCACAAGCATTTTTCTGGACGTGTCCAACAAGACCCTGCATAAGGCCTACCTGGATTCACCGGCCACATGGCGGCCCATTGTAAATATTGTGGGTGCGTCTGACTTTAAAACCATATACGGCGTATCTTTGAGCGAGGCGCCGTCCCTGGACCTCATTGGCGAAAACGGAGAATATAAAGAGGGGTCCATGAGCGATAATCAGGAAAGTTACTCTGTGGCTTCCTACGGCAAAATGATCTACCTGACACGGCAGATGATCGTTAATGACGACCTTCGTGCCTTTACCCGCCTGCCACAGCTCATGGGGTCGGCTGCCAGGCGCAAAGAATCTGATTTGGTATGGGGAAAAATCACGAGCAACCCCGCCATGAAAGACGGTAAGGATCTGTTCCATGAAGATCATAACAATCTGGCGGCGAGCGGCGGTGGAGTTTCCTCAACAACGCTGAGTGCGGGCCGAGCCGCCATGCGTGTCCAGAAAGGTTCCGCTGGTGAGGCTTACCTGGATCTCATGCCTGCGTATCTTGCTCACCCGGTGGATATTGAAACGGAAGTTGAAATCCTGCTTCGCTCAGTGGCGTTGCCGGATGATAACAAGTCTTCCGGGGTATACAATCCCTGGGGCGGGAAACTGACGCCAATCTCTGACCCGCGTCTGGATGCAAATTCAAAAACAGCCTGGTATCTCATTGCAGATCCAAGCCAGATTGACACCATAGAGGTGGCCTATCTGGACGGAAACGAAATGCCTTACACCGAAGAGAAGACCCTGTTTGAACGTGATGCGGTTGGGTACAAGATTCGCCATGACATCGGCGTTGGCGCCATGGATTATCGCGGCTTTTATAAAAACCCGGGGGCATAATCCCAATTAACCCATAAGGAGAATATTATGGCTACAAATTATGTGCAGAAAGGCGATGTGATCAAACTCCCGGTGCCATCCGGGAAAACGTCTGGGGACCATGCTCTTGTGGGGAATATCCCTGTGGTCTGTTTGACTGACCGGGACAGCGACGGAAATGCGGAATGTGCCTTGGTCGGTGTGTTTGATTTGCCCGTAACCGGTGCTGACGGGTCGGGCAATTCCGCCGTGGCTGTCGGAGACATCGTTTATGACGATTCCGGAACGCTCAATATTGATGATGCAAACGGTACAGAGTTCGGAGTGGCACTGGGTGCGGTTTCGTCCGGTGCAACGGCAACTGTTAGTGTAAGGCTCAAGGGATAGTCTGCAGTGGCGGGCTTTAGAGACGATATGGCAACAGACCTGGGCGCTGTGTTTTATAACACGGACGAGTTCGCCGTTGACGGTGTTTATAATAACGGCGTACAGGATACTGATATAACCCTGATTTTAGACGCTGACGCCGATGGGTCAGGAAGCCCAGGCGCAACAGCCGAGGCGTGGGTTAAAAAAACTCAGGTGCCATCTCCGGAGTACCGTCAAACCATCACTGTAGATGGTACCACTTGGACAATTGATCAGGAAAAAGGCAGGGCTGGATATAAGCATGATGGCCTAAACTGGCATTTGCCTTTGATCCGTGAGCGGAGGAGTACGCAATGGCGTCGGTAAATACGCTGCTTGATCTGGTCACAGCCGGGCTGATGTCTGACTCAGCTCTGGCTGCATGGTCAAGTTTACATTACGACAGGCAACATGCCGTTTTTGAGAATTGCGACCCACGGAACGACCCCGGGCCTGATGATTGTCCGCTGATTGTCGTATCTGCTGATGCCAAGTCAACCGGAGAGTCAAACGCTTTAAAGCGGCATGTTGTCCAGGTGTCCTGCATCGTACATGATGATAGAACGGAAACAACCATGGATGGTGTTATCCGGTTTACTGCCAGCCGGCGGGCTGAGGAAATGCGGATATTGGCTTTGGCTGCGGCCCGGGGCGCACTCCCAAATGATATACATCTTGAGGACATTGAAACAGAGTTTATGCCCATGGACGAATACCCGCTCGTGGCCGTCGTCATGGCCTTGAGTTTAACCCAGGAAAAATTAATCGGGCACGACCCGTTTGAGTAAAGGATAAAAAAATGGCACAGCAATCGGGCGCATTTTCAAGGTTATTGCTTGGCTTTGAAACGACATTCAAGACGGCGGCAACTGCTGGCTTTGTGATGCCCATTAATTCAAGTTCAGTTAAGGGATCTCGGAACCAGAATACGGCGGCGACCATCCGGGGGAATTTAAACCCGGTCGAACCGTTTGATGGAAATACGTCGGTATCCGGACAGGTGGTTGTGCCGGTGGACTCCATCGCGTTCTGGTACTGGCTGAAAGCCCTGTTTGGCGATCCGACAACGACCGGCACAAGCCCGTATGTCCATGTGTTCAAGGCCGGGAACGAAAGGCCGTCTTTGACATTGGAACATCAGTTTCCTGACTTGGATACGGCTAAGTATTTTCAGTACACCGGATGCAAGGTCAATGGCATGTCGCTGAATGTCGGCGGAGATGGAGAGCTTACGGCGTCTTTTGATATCATTGGTGCGAAAGAAACCATTGCGGCAGCGTCTTTTGACGCATCTCCAACAGCAGTTGGATTCAGCCGGTTAAAAAATAATCAGGCAGCAATACAAGAGGGTGGATCGTCTGCCACGAACGTGACCCAGGTTGATACATCAATCAACATTAACTGCGACTCTACACAATATGTAATCGGTGGGGGCGGAGAGCTTGGGTCAATTCCTGACGGTGTTATGGCCGTATCTGGAAATTTTAACGCCTTGTTTGAAAATACGATATCGCTTGAAAAGGCAGTGAACAGCACAGAATCAAGCTTGCAAACGACGATTGCAGATGGGCCAAGCTCAATTCTGGATATCCTTATGCCGGAACTTAAATACTCACTGAACAGCCCTGGAATAGACGGTCCGCAAGGCATCGCCATTTCCCTGCCGTATTCTGCTTATTATGAGGATGCGACAGAGGAAACATCCGTACAAATCACCCTTACCAACACTGAGGAGCACGCTGTATAATGGAAACAGTTGTAATTGACAGCCATAAGATTGACGTATACCCGCTTAAAAAGGAACAGATCCGGGAATTAGAAGACTATGGATTTTCTTTTTTCTTCTGCCGGCCGCCGTTGGAAAACGCACACGGCGCCATGGATGCAGCGTTTGAACTTGCCCTGTCTGAATCTGATCGAGACTTCCTAGAAGGAAGGCCAGTAAAAGACTCTATAACGGTCTGGAAGGCTTTACTGGCAGAGACATACGGCGGAGGTGAAGACGAAAAAAACTTGAACGGCACCTCTCCTGGTGGATCGACAGAAAACGAATCGAATACTGCCGGCGCTGCGGGTGCCGAAAAACAGATATAGTGCGGTGCCGGGATTGTGAGTATGGCAGCCCGGTGCCGCTTTGGGAAATCAACCAGGGTGTCTGGCATGTATGGCAGGAAGTCCAGACGCAATGGCGGGCCGGGGCCATGGGTATCATTGGCCTTGACTATGCGGAAGTCAGGAATGCTTTTGAAGAACTTGGAATTGATTACACCCGGAGAAACAAACTTAAAATCATGCTCATGGAAAGGCTATTTTTAGAGAGTGTCAAACCAAGCGACAAATAGTGCGGCATCCTTCACTCTGAAAGGTGGTAAGAAAGTTGCAAGTTGGCTTGAGCAACAACGCGAAGCTGCGCAAAAAGCGCATAATACTGCGCTTAGAGCAGAGGGGTACCGCCTTAAAAATTTGTTGCAGAAAGAGATCCGGCAAGGTTCCCCGGGCGGCAGACCGTTTAAAAAATTATCGTATATTTCTAAATACCATTGGAAGCGGCCAAACCGCAAACCGCTTGACACCCTGGCAAAAGGTGTCCGCTATTCTGTAAATCCAAGGCCTCCATACGCCGTCGCAGTTGGCTTTGTTGGACCGATGACATGGAACGATGCTGATTTAGGCCTTGGATACGAAGGCGTCAGGGTAAATCAATATTCGCAATCAAAAGTCAGAAACGAAAGTTTAAACCCTCTTGGCCGTGGAATCTCAAGATCGAACATTTCGTCTAAGAAATGGAGATATCTTGCCAAGATACATCAAGATGGTTTTGAGCGGGAAGTGTCTGAAAGCCAAAGAAAATGGTTAATTCGGCGTGGGTCTGACTTGATAAAGCACTCTAAGTTTGATCGGGAAGATGTTTCGCAAACTCCTTTTTTTCTTAAGAAATCAACAAAATCCATGACCACGGCTGCCCGGCCCATCATTGCTCCATTCTGGCAGGCCCACCAAGCCGCGGCGCGGTCCAATATCCGTAACAACTTTAAACGTAAAATGTCCGGGGAAAGAATATGACAGACAGCCGACTTGAAATTGTTTTAGCTGCGAAAGACATCACGGGTAAGGCCTTTGATAACGTCCAGGCCAGCATAGCCGGTTTGGGTAAAAGCCTTTTTTCTGTTAACGGCATGATTGCCGGTTTTACTGGAGCTGCCGGGCTTGGCCTGGTTGCTAAACAGTCCATGGATGCCGTTGCAGAGATTGACCGGCTGTCCACTATGGCTGGGGTTGGCTCAGAATCTTTTCAGGAGCTATCATATGCTGCTGGGCAGTATCAGATTACTCAGGATGCCTTGACCGACGGGTTAAAAGAATTGTCTCTGCGGGGGGATGAGTTCGCTGTTACAGGCAAGGGGCCAGCAGAAGAATCGTTTAAACGACTTGGGTACTCTGCCGAAGAGCTTAACGGAATGCTTGATGACACCCCGGGGTTGTTACGGGACATTATATCCCGCATGGAAGGACTCGACAAAGCGTCCCAGATCCGCATTGCAGATGAGCTATTCGGCGGTACCGGGGGTGAGCAGTTTGTTTCCATGATCCAGGGCGGGGCCAAGGCACTGGACGACATGCGGCAGTCTGCCCATGATCTGGGCGTAGTCATTGACGACGATATGGTTAAGCAGAGCGTTGAGGCTAAAAAGCAAGTTGAAAATCTTACGACCGTTTTGTCATCAAATTTCAACGGCGTGGTGGCTGAACTTTCTCCGCATATAATTAATGTGTCAACCGGAACACTTGATTGGGTAAAGGCAAATAAAGACCTGATAGGTCAGGGCGTTGATGTATTTGTCCATGAAGTAGGAGATGCTTTTGACTTTGTATCAAATGCCGTAACACGCACCACCGAGGCCGTTGACAAACTCGTTTCTACTTACAATAAATTCCCGGATTCTCTGCTTACTCGGTTTTTAAAATCCCAGCTCGCAGAAGGTCAGAGTTATGTAGATTTTTTAAATAGTGATCAAGGGCTTGGTTATGTGGATAGCTGGCTTAAGAAGGCGCAAGGTCAGCCGAAGCATTCCAAATCTCTACAATCTTCATCTCGCGCAAACGTGGCCATTAGTACCGCATCAGAAACCACAAAAGCCATGCAAAAAGAGGTTAACGACCTCGTTGATGCAAAGTTGGCAGGTTGGTTCAACGAGGTAGATATTGCCGCCGAAAAATACATTGATATGTTTAAAGAAGGTGCACAAGTAACGCTTGACATGCGCACCCCCACAGAACAGCTCGCAGACGAAACAGATCGCCTGAATGAATTGTTAAGCGCAGGGGCGATAAATGCAGAGACGTTTGGCAGGGCCATGGTTAATGCTCAGGAAGATATAAAAGGCAGCGCTGTGGATGCTGACCTTGAGGCGTTTTTCAGCGAAATTGATAGAAAGTCAGATGAATTGGCAAAGAAAACGACCACGGATTGGGATAACGCCTTCGCAGGCTGGGCCAACTCTTATTCATCAACACTAAACGATATGCTCTGGGGGTCAGAGACAACATTCGAAGGTATAGCCACATCTTTTGGCAAAATGATCACGGAAATGATTATTCAGCAGGAGTTGATAAAGCCGTTTGTGAGTGGTGCGACTGGTGATGATGGATGGATTAGCCAAGGGTTCGGCGCAATAACTAACTGGATTGCATCTGAGCACGGCAATGTTTTTGCGTCAAACCAATGTGGAATATCCGCATACTCAAATCAGATTGTATCATCTCCAACTGTTTTCCCGTTTGCCTCCGGTATCGGGCTCATGGGTGAGGCAGGTGCAGAGGCAATATTCCCATTAACCAGGATGCCAACCGGAAACCTTGGAGTAGAGGCAAAATTAAACGGTGGATCGTCTATAAACGTTGTCAATAACATAACGGTCGAATCATCCGGAAACGCAGACGATGACCAGGAGCTGGCCAGAAACATTGCAACCCAAATAGATGTGGCCGTGCGCCGGATCATTGCCGATGAAAAACGGCATGGGGGATTGATCGCGTAATGGCCGTAACGCTGGACACAGACTCAACATATAAGCTTGTAAAAGATAATTGCTCTTTTAATCCATCGTTGAGAGTTAACGAACTTCCGTTCGGAGACGGATATGATCAAGTTTCGCAGGATGGCTTAAATACAGAAATAGACGAATGGGATTTGTCTTTTAGACTCCTGCCTTTAGAAAACGCCACAACTCTATATGAAATATTACGGGCCAGCAAAGCATCAACAGCAAGTGTTTTGGCTTGGACTATGCCCGGAAGGTCTGTTGAGCAATACTGGAGGGCCAAAACAATTAAAATGGCCCCATCAACAGGAGTAAATTGGAAAGTCACCTGCACACTAAAACGGGTGAATATTTTAGGATAACATGGACGGTCAAATAAAAGAAGACATCCAGTCGCCTGACGCTGGGGCATCACCGGAAGTGAGTCTTTACACTCTGGACCTTACCGGGTTTGGTGGGGCTGTGCATTACCTTACGCCTGCGCCTAATGGTGACAGCCTGGTTGTTTTTAACGGCATCACGTATGAAGCCCTTCCCATTGAAGTAAAAGGTATGAAATGGACCGGAGACGGCAAATTCCCCAGACCCACGGTGTCAATATCAAATATCTCTTTGGCGCTTCATGCGCAGGTTGTTTCAATGGGGGACATGGTGGCCGGGCTTTTTACCAGAAACCGCACTTTTAAGAAATACCTGGATGGAGAACCAGAGGCAAATTCAACGGCATTGTTCCCGCCTGACATCTACGAAATCAACCGGAAACTAAAACACAACAAGCAGTTTTTGCAGTTTGAATTAAAATCCCCTTTGGATATGGAGGGCCAGTATCTGCCACGTCGGCAGATACTCCCATTTTGTCAGCACACTTATCGGTCTTGGGATGGATCTTCATTCGATTATACGGGCGTGACATGCCCGTACACCGACATAGATTGTTATGACGATACCGGCGCAGTGGTAACGGCAGCGTCTGATAAGTGCGGGAAAACAAGATACGATTGCAGCCTTCGGTTTCCGTCAACGAATAATTCTGACAATCAACTGCCAATGAAGGATGCCGTGCCAGGCGTAGGCAGGTTTGGGAGGTCTTACAGAAAATGATTTTGAATACACACGAAATATTTCCGGCAGCCATTATAAACGCCTCAATTGCACACGCCCGGGAAACTTACCCGCTGGAGTGTTGCGGGGCGGTGATCAGCTGTGAGTATGTCAGGTTTGAGAATACATCGAACGATCCGGCAAACGAATTTGTCATTGATGATCCGGCATTTGATGCTGCATACGCAGCCGGGAACGTCGAGGCGGTTATCCATAGCCACGATGATTGCGGATATGCCTCGTATGCAGATATGGCGCAGCAGCAAGCCGTTGATGTGCCTTATGGCATAATAAATATGCGCGGTGGTGCTCCTTTCCAGATCGTGTTTTTTGGCGATTGCCTGCAAGCTGAATCGCTTTTAGGGCGCCCTTGGTTTTTCGGCGTGTGGGACTGCTGGACACTTGTTCGCGATTACTTCACAAAAGAGTTTGGCCGGACCGGTCCCAACCCTCCTAAAGAATACGGATTTTGGGAGCGGGGAGAATCCGTTTTTGAGGAATACATTGAGTCTGCCCCGATAAGAAAAATAAGAGTTTCAGACGCCATGTCCGGGGATCTACTATTTTACAGGCTGTCAAGTACGACAAAATACTTCGACCATTGCGGCATCATGCAGGACAAAAGCCTTGTCTTACACCATTTTTTAGGCCGGCAATCTGCCAGATATCCTGTATCGTTTCAGCGTCAGGCGCTCAGGGCCGCATACCGGTTTGATCCTGGGAAGGAGGGATGGAATGATTAGTCTTTATGGATCTCTGGCCAGGGCATTCCGGAAAAAATATAAAACAGACCCCAAAAATATCCCCATTTGCGCCCAGTCTGGCCGGGATGTGGTCCAGGCGTTGGATGCAAATTTCCGTGGCTTCCGGGCTATGATCAAAAGGGGCGGTCAATATAAATTCACGCGCGGTGCGGCCTTGTTAGGCGGCAAGGATGTATCTGAGCGCGAACTCGAAATTGGATTCGGAGGAGAGGATTGGCACCTGATGCCTGTTGCCGCAGGGTGCAAAAATGGTGTTTTGCAAACAATAGCAGGTGTCGTCCTTATCGTTGTTGGGGCTGTGGTCTCATATGCATCATCAGGCACATTAGCATCTATTGGCGGCGGAATGATGAATGTAGGCGCGGCAATGGCTATTGGCGGCGTAGCTCAAATGCTCTTTCAATCGCCTACGTCTGACTACTCATCCAGGGAGTCTGCGGACGAAAGGCCGTCATACTTGTTCGATGGGCCTGTTAACACATCTGGCCCGGGGGCAACTCTCCCATTGGCTTTTGGTAAAACTTGGATCGGGACCCATACGGTTTCCGCAGGGATGACGGTTGAAGATGTTTAAAGTAAGTGGCCGGGGCGGGTCGTCATCATCGTCATCAAAAACATATGTGCCCTATGAAGCAGAAAATAGCTTGCAATCAAACACGCAGGCCCGGTTGCTTGAATTTATTTGCTCCGGAAGAATCAAGGGTCCTGCCATCGGTGATTCGTGGGCAAAGTCCCTATTTTTGAACGAAACACCTGTGGTTTCAGAAGATGGCACTGAAAATTTTCAGGGTGTCACCGTTGCGGGGCGGCTTGGGACATCAGATCAAAACTATATCACTGGGCACGGTGCGATAGAAATTGAAACGGACATGCTGTCCGTGGACGTTACTCAATCAGGCGGACCCATTGCCCATTCCATCGTGAACGGTGATATTGATGATTTGCGCATTACTCTGCAATGGCCGTATATGGTTACCCAAACCGACAAAGGAGATCTTGAAACAACGTCAGTGGCTTATCGGATAACGGTAACACCTGACGGCGGGTCAGGTGCAGAGCAGACCGCTATAGAAAAAACGTTATCTGGGAAATGTGTATCGACATACCGAAATCAGCATACCATAAAAAATATCGCACAATATGGTGTATCACCATGGGTAGTAAGGGTTTACCGCATCACTGCAGATGCGGCAGACTCAAAGACAAAAAATACAATGCAGTGGTACTCTTATACTGAGATCACAAATGCAAAAATGCGTCATCCGAACACAGCATTCTTCGGGCTTATTTTCGATTCTAAATTGTTTGGTGACACCCTGCCGTCAAGGGCGCTCTACATTTACGGTTGTGACGAAATTGAGTATCCGGCTAATTTTAACCCTGAGACCGGTGAGTATACCGGAATATGGGACGGTGAAACATGGGAAACCGGATGGACTGACAGCGCGCCATGGATATTGCGGTATCTCATCACAAACGAAACCAATGGCCTCGGCCTGCCAGAATCATACGTAAACAAGTGGTTTCTTTATACAGTCGGACAATTTTCCGATGAACATATTGAGCACACAAGGAGATACCGGCAGCCTAACGGGACATATGCCACTGAGACAATCACAAGGCCAAGGTTCTCATTCAACGGCGTAATCCAGGATCGGGGCCAGGCACTAAAAGTAATCAGCAATCTTGCATCTGTTTTTATGGGATTCCCTGTGTGGTCATCTGGCGAAGTCTCTTTTGTCAATGATATGCCAAAGGACGTTACCCGTATTGCGTGCCCTGCGAACGTAAAAGACGGTTTTTTTGAATATGGACCTGGTGCTGAAAAATCAGCACGAACTACGGTTGTCAACGTGTCTTATAATGACCCTGATAACTTTGGGAGATTGACGACATATCCGGTCCAGGACGATGATGAAATCAAACGGTATGGATATAATACATCTGATATCACAGCCATCGGCTGCAACAATGCGGCTGAGGCAATATACCGGGCGCGGCACCACCTCAGAACGAACAATATACAAACTGACCCGATTTCGTTCATAGGTGGAAAAGAATGGGCCGACTTGGAGCCAGGTGAAATTATCGGCGTGCAAGATCCTAATTATGCCGATGTCAACTTGTCCGGCAGGATCGCTGGATCAACCACAACATCCATAACGGTTGATCGGGATGTCGAAATTGAATCAGGTGTAACATATACGCTGATTGTCCCGTTGTCAGATATAGAGGGATCGGTTGAAAGGACCCTGACAAATACCCCTGGCACAACCAGGGAGCTGACATGGGAAACGGCTATGGACTATGCACCTAATGTGGCATTGCCATGGGTGCTGTCCAGTTCGTCTGTTGCTATCCGAAAGTTTATGGCCCTTGGCGCAGAAGAAAAAGACGATGGTAGTTACGAGGTTTCCGGGTGGGAATACGACGAAAATAAGTGGGATATCATAGAGAATGGTATTATCGTTGATGATCCACCCGATACAACCATATCCAGCGGTGCGATGTCCCCGCCATCCGGAATAAACATCCAGACATACACCTACACCGAGGGTGATCACAATATCCGCAAATACGGCATGTTGATATCCTGGGAAAAAAGCACCGATACCCGTTTATCTCATTATAGAATAATCGCATCAAAGGACGGTGGCGGATGGTATTCTCTCGATGGCGGTGACACGGCCAAGACATCATATGATTATAAAAGCGTAACGTCAGGCGATTATAGTTTTGCTGTCCAGGCCATCGGCGTTGCCTCTCAATCTACATGGGTTTATTACAACGATTTTACGTTAAATGTCGGCCTGAATGCGCCAGAACCGCCAACAAACTTAAGGTGTGTTGATAACCCAACGCAGAGTTATTTTACTGGGAAAGACTGCGAAATTGCTTGGGATGCGTCAATCGGCGCAGAATACACCCCTGACGGCAGTGATGACGCTCCATTCACCACGGCGGATGCCGCCGGAGACGCCAATGTAGCCGGTTATAAAATTGAGGTTTACGACGGCTTAACGCTTGTCCGTACCGCATACACAGAAGGGAAAACCGTCCTTTCATGGTCTTATACTTTTCAGATGAATGGGGATGATAATGGTGAACCGATACGGAATATAAATTTCCGCGTCTACACCCTGGACGTTTCGGGCGTTGAGTCTGAAACTTATGAGTCCTTGTCCGCATCGAATCCGTTGCCATCACTTGCAACATCAACCCCCACTATTGTTGAGTATGGCGGCGGAATATCGGTCTCATGGCCGCTTGTTGATGACAATGACATGCTTGGATATTCAATTGAGGTAGACGGTTCGGCAGTTGCTTTTATAAATCACCCTGGCAACACACATCAATATACCAACGTTGAATTTGGCACAGACTACGATTTTGAGATTATCCCATATGACGAATTCGGGGCCGGGACGGGCAGCCTTTCCGCAACCGGGTCACCGGTCAAAATACCTGGTGTAAATGTTGACGTCGAAGTGTCTGGATCTATCACTATGTCAGATTCTGACGGCAACACAGCAGAGACGATGGCCGCGCTGTATGACGGGCTTATAAGCGCAGGAGGCGTGAGTTATACCGTTGCCGGTACTGACAAATACATTGAGTACTCATACAGCCTTACAAACTACTTTGACCGGGTGTCTGTCTGCACATCAGATGCAAACGGCCAGGTTTATTTTGCTTTCTCAGATGATGGAACGACATGGACATGGTTAAAAGCCCAAACCGATCATAGCCTTGACTCCGAAGGTAAGCTTGTTTCGGCCACAGACCAGGCCGACGCAGCGACGAACTATTGGCAGCTTGATGCCGGCCAAAATATTGCATTATTCCCGAATCGCCTTGTTGCAAAAAAAGTCAGGCTTTATTTCACCGGCAGCTACTCCACTACCATTTTTGAGTTTGTGCCGGCCAGGATTTTGATATCTGAGCTTGGGGCGATAAGCGAACTTTCGGTTATTACCGAAAATTGCGGACGGCTCCGGGCAGGCCGGATAGAGAGCAACGATGGCGGCTCGTATTGGGATCTTGACAACGGAATGCTTGTTGTCGGGTCTGGGCAAGGCAGTATCCATGGCAACTCAATCACAGCAGGGACTGTTACAGCCACACAGATAGGCGCAAACGAAATCATATCATCATCTGCCAACCTTGGGAATGCCGTGGTCAACACCCTAAAAATAAAGAATCAGGCTGTTACGATACCTGTGAGCACAAATACAAGTTCAACTAAAACATTAACATCAACGTCCTCTACTTTGCTATTGTCATTGACAATAGCATCGACTGGTTCTCCCATAACCGTAATGATTAGTTGCTATGGTTACAATACTAACGGTGATTACGCCAATGCTTTAGGTGTAATTATTAAAAGAGGGTCCACGACGTTAAGGACGGCCCAACCATTTATTTTTGGAGACCGTGCTCAACCAACAAACTTTATACTGTCAGATACACCAGGGGCCGGAAATCATACATATTATATTTATGGGTATAATGTGATTCCATCGTTCGGGAATATTATAATTACTAATAGGTACATAGGGCTGTTGGAGACAAAAAAATGATTGTTAATTACGCTATATATGACAAGTCCACAGGTGAAATTTTATCCACAGGCATATGTCCTGAGGATCTTGTCAAATTACAAGCTACCCAAGAGCATACGGCTGTTTATATCGGTGCGGTTAGCCAAGCAGATCAAAAGATAGATTTAACCACTCAAGAGCCTACTGACAAAACGGACGACGAGGTTATTGATTACCGGTATCGACAGGTACGGTTTCAAACGCCGGATCTTTATGACATCAATGATATCGACGATGCAGCCCTAAATGAACGGATAGAGGTTTTTTATTTTGGGCAAGTCACAGCCACAACATGGCGCACTGAGAATTATAAGGCCCTTCGAAAGGCCGCATACTCAAATATTTCAGATCGTGCAGACGCAGCAGTAAAAATCAAAAGAGGTACAAAAACCGGAAACGCGGACCTGGTCGCCGAGGGTGAGGCACAATTGGATGCCCTGGATGATCACGATTGGGCCGTGAAAGAGCGGTTTCCGAAGGAATAAGGAAATAAAAGGATGGATACACTTATCAACGCCGCCACTGCGGCTGTAACAACAAACAGAACAGCTTAAGGATTTAACGAAATGAAAACACCATCTCCTGTTTTTGCAAAATTTAATATTCCGATTGGGGTCCCCTGGGGACCAATGGTAACTATTCCGGCAAATACAGATCTATCAACCCTGGGTTACCCAGCAATTGCCAGTGAAACTGGATTTACAGTCTATTGGGGGGATGATGCATCATCTACATATAACTGGCCGGCACACACGGCCTTTGTGGTTCATCCGACTGCTAAACCCAAATTGGTTTCTGACACGCTTTGTGTGATTGTTGGTTAAATAATAAAGTTAAATACTGAAATATACTCCGGGCATTTTGCTGATGCCGGAACGACTCCGTTTAAGATTTGTCGGATGAACGGGCAACCGTATTTAAGTGAGATCGATATGTCGAATCTGCCTGCTATCAGTATGCAAACCCTTATCGGGCCAGGAGAATCGGAAGACGTTATAAAGCAGAAATCAAACTCGGCTGGAGTTTTCCAGGCCCATCAAGGTTTGTGCATAATGCCCTATGACCACTCTGCTAATGCCTTTTCAGTCGAAGAATGGGAAGCCTATATTAAGTACACTAAAAAGATATCAGGCATGCGTATATTAACCATGAAAGAAGCTTACAAACTAATAGCGCTTTCCGGGGCATGGGTTAATTCAGAAGGAACGACATATATCAGGAGCTTCGATGACAAATGGGATGACAAGATAAGGCAAGACTCCGTTGCTGTTAGTGCAGGCATACATGTGCCTGCTCTCTATGGGCAAACAGACCCTTGGGGAGCCGGTGTTTATGATAAAAACAATATAGGCAGGGATCAGAAAGCGGGAGCCTCAGATGGTGGGTCAACCCCACAACTCCTAATCGGCGGTGGCGTCCTGGCAGGCGCGGCCTACATTTAATATTGTATAAAATTGATTATGAAAATTAAAAAATCATACGTTTCAAACTGCCTAATATTCGCAGTTTTAGAGGCTATAAAAAAAGGCAAATACATAGTTTTCAGAAAAACCAGGCACAAGCACAATTGGTTTTGTTTCAATTATCACGTTTTAACGATTCCGCCTGAAATTGTAGAGCAACACGCCGAAAGTTTTGTGCCTGAAAAAGGAGACTTGGGCCCATTGCCTCAGCCGCTTTTCCGGGGGCGGGTTAAGAAAGGGGATTGATATTGGAAAGACACGACCTTTGGCAATGGGCGAGCATAGCTGCTCTGTGGTTTTGTCACAATTTAAACGCAGTTTTGGCCGCAATTTTAACGGTTATGAATATTGTCTGGGTCGGGGCCAGGCTATGGGATTGGTTTAAGAAAAAAAAGGTGAAGGCAGTAAAATGAAAAGCAAAATTTATTTAGGCGAGAAGGTAGACAACAAAGAGAGAAAGTTCGGGTCGGCGTTGGGGTATTGCCCTGCGTTAATCATTGATGAAGACGGCACAGAATCAAACGCCTTGTTTACAAAGGAACAACTCGATGTGGCCATCGCCAGGGCAGAGCGCAACCCGGAGGATATTCCGGAAAAAACAATATGGCAGTCTTTTTTTGGAGCGTAATATGAGAATAACCGTAAACAGATTTATATCAGATGATAACACTACGATAAGCCAGGTTTTTGTAGATGGCCGGTTTGTTTGCTTCGGCCTTGAGGACGAATACCGGGCAGAAAAAATTAGAGGCGAAACTCGGATACATGAAGGAGTATATAATATTGGCATCCGTGATACTGGTGGGTTCCATGGTAGATACTCAAAACGGTTCGGACATTTACATCAAGGGATGCTTCAAATTTTAGATGTCCCTGGATTTGAATATATACTCATTCATTGTGGTAACACGGACAAAGACACAGCAGGTTGCCTGCTTGTCGGAGAAGGAGCCATCACGACTTACGGAAACATGATGATCACGCAGAGCGTGGCGGCATACAAACGACTCTATTCCGATGTAATCTTTGCGGCCATGTCAGGCAATTTAGACATCAGTTTTATTGATGCTGATATGGATCTAAAAGGATCAGCCTGATGGATATCAGCGGAATAGGTACGGCATTGTCAGGGGCTATCGACACCGTGGCTGATAAATTTTTTGTCGATGCAAAAGATAAAGAGGCCTTCAAACTCAAGGCGATTGAACTGCAGCAGCATGGAGAGTTCAAAGCCCAGGAGATTCAACTTTCTGCAATACTTGCCGAGGCAAAAAGCAAAGATCCGTGGACGAGCCGGGCTCGTCCATCTTTTTTATATGTCATTTATATAATGATCTTGGCAGGTATACCCATGGGTATTCTGTCTGTGTTTAAGCCGGACATGTCTGTGCAGATTGCGGCGGGGATGCAAGCTTGGCTTGCTGCGATCCCTGATCCATTATGGACCGTATTTGGGGTTGGATATCTGGGTTACACCGGGGCACGGAGTCTTATTGATAAAAAATCTCTGAAAAAATAAACACACCCATGTTTATCCTGCTTTTTGCAGGGGGGCTCTGGTCATAAATATGACCAAAATCACAAAATAAAAAAGGTCTCGGAAAACTCCGAAACCCTTGTTGTTTGGTGGTCGGGATGAGAGGATTTGAACCTCCGACCCCCTCGTCCCGAACGAGGTGCTCTACCAGGCTGAGCCACATCCCGACGCATAAACCGCTACTTAATATACCAGAATTAAGAAAATGTCAATTTAGAAAATATTTTCTTTGATAATTGTGGCCTCACGCCCCGGTCCCACTGACACAATTTTAATTTTAACTTCTGACAATTCTTCTATCCGTGCAAGGTAAGCTTTTGCTTTTTCAGGCAGATCATCGAAATTGCTTATCTTGGATGTCGGTACTTTCCAGCCGGGATGAGTCTCATAAACCGGCGTGCATTTTTCCAGAACATCAATCTGAGCTGGGAAATCGGCCATGGTATTGCCTGCATATTCGTATCCTGTGCAGATTTTAATTTCATCTAAATCGTCGAGGACATCAAGTTTGGTAATGGCAAGTCCGGTCAGGCTGTTCAAGCGGGCGGCATTTTTTAATACCACCATGTCCAGCCATCCGCAACGCCGCTTGCGTCCGGTGGTGGCACCGAATTCAGCCCCGGTTTTCTGGATTTTATCACCTGTTTCATCAAACAGTTCCGTTGGGAAGGGGCCAGCGCCCACCCGGGTGGTATATGCCTTGACGATGCCGATGATTTCATTGAGCTGTCCCGGTCCCACACCACTGCCGCTTGCCGCGTTGGCTGAAACCGTTGTGGAAGAGGTGACAAAGGGGTAGGTTCCGTGTTCAATGTCAAGATGGGTGCCCTGGGCACCTTCAAATAAAATCTGCACCCCCTGCCTCAGACCCTGGTCAAGGGATACGGAGACATCACAAATATAGGGAAGAAGCCTGTCTCGGATTGTTTTAAACTGATCAATAACAAGTGCCGGATCCAAGGGGTCGGTTTTGAAATAGTGTTTCAGGTAAAAGTTTTTTTCCGCCATGACAGTCTGAACTTTTTCTTTAAATAGATCAAAGTCAAGAAGGTCACAGAACCGGATACCCACACGGGTTGCCTTATCTTCATAGCAAGGGCCGATGCCGCGGCCGGTGGTGCCGATTTTATCTTTGCCTTTTTTTATTTCCCTGGCTTTGTCGATCTCCTGGTGATAGGGCATGATAAGATGGGCACGATTACTGATTTCCAGCATGTTGGGGGATACATCAATGTTATTGCCCGCCAGGTAATCAATTTCATCAAGCAGGACAAAGGGGTCAACCACCACGCCGTTGCCGATAAAGCATTTTTTTTGCTGAATTATCCCGGAAGGGATCAGATGGCTGATAATTTCTTTTCCATCGACCACCATGGTGTGCCCTGCGTTGTTTCCACCCTGGAACCTGACCACATAATCAGCGTGTTCGCTGAGCAGATCAACAATTTTTCCTTTTCCTTCATCACCCCACTGGGTTCCCACAACAACTGTATTTGTCAC